GGAACAGTGCGAAACGGAGCCGGTGATACAATCAAAATGGAATTAGAGGACATATTAAAAGGCGAATATATAAATCCTCACGTTTCTATTTGGTGGTATAATCTTGATGACATAGAAGAAGTAAATAATCCTGAAATGTGGCTTAAGGCTAATCCTAATCTCGGAAAAACAGTAAGTTACGAAACATATCAACTAGATGTTGAAAGAGCTGAGAATGTTCCGGCAGTAAGAAACGATATATTGGCTAAAAGATTCGGAATTCCGATGGAGGGTTATACTTATTATTTCACATATGAAGAAACGCTTCCTCATAGAAAGAGAGATTTCTGGCAGATGCCTTGTGCTCTAGGAGCAGATCTTTCACAGGGAGACGACTTCTGTGCCTTTACGTTTCTCTTTCCTTTGTCAAACGATTGTTTTGGTGTAAAAACAAGAAATTATATAACATCTCGTACTTTGTCAAAGTTGCCGGCAGCAATGAGACAAAAATATGACGAATTTATGGCTGAAGGAAGCCTAATGGTTCTCGAGGGAACGGTTTTGGATATTATGCAGGTCTATGAGGATTTGGATCAGCATATAATCGATCGTGGATACGATGTAAGGTGTCTCGGCTACGACCCTTATAATGCAAAAGACTTTATTGCTAGATGGTCTGCGGAAAACGGGCCATTTGGTATAGAAAAAGTTATCCAGGGTGTTAAAACAGAGTCAGTTCCGTTAGGAGAACTAAAAGACCTAGCAGAAGATAGAAGGCTTTTGTTTGACGAACAACTTATGACTTTTGCTATGGGAAATTGTATCACACTCGAAGATACAAACGGAAATCGTAAACTTTTTAAGAAGCGATATGAGCAGAAGATAGATGCTGTGGCGGCAATGATGGATGCTTATGTTGCTTATAAATTAAATAGAGATGCTTTTGAATAAGCATCAAAATGATTTTGTGTTCTATTAAGTTGCAACGATAGAATATAAATTTTATGAAGGAGGAAATCATATGATTTCTAATGGAACAGACAACATGGTTATGCCTGTAGCTCCGATGTACGGTGGCAACGGCGGTGGTTGTGGCTTCGGTAATGGCTGGGGCGACGGCTGGTGGATTCTTCTGCTCCTCTTGTTCGCTGGTGGATGGAACAACGGCGGATTTGGCGGCGGTTTCGGTGGAGACGGTGTAATGCCTTATCTCTGGAACACACAGACGCAGAATGATGTTAACAGAGGCTTTGATAATGCAGGTATTGCAGGACAGCTTTCTGGTATCCAGACCGCTATCACCACAGGTTTTGCTAATGCTGAAGTTGCTGGATGTAACAGAACTATTGACGCTATGAACCAGAGATTTGCTGATACAACAGCAATCACTGCAGCACTCAATGGTGTTTCATCTCAGCTTGCTAATTGCTGCTGCGAAAATCGTTTAGCTACAGCTAATTTGGGATCTGATATTGCTCGTGAAGCATGTGCTACAAGAACGGCAGATTCTCAGAACACACAGGCAATTCTTGGTGCTATTAATGGTGGAGTTCAGTCTATTAAAGATCAGCTTTGCCAGGATAAGATCGACGCTAAGAATGAGAAGATTGCAGATCTCGAGAGACAGCTTGCTTCTGCTCAGAGTATGGCAACTCTTCAGAAGGGTTTCAGCGATGAAGTTGATGCTCTTTATAACAGACTTTCTAATTGCCCGGTTCCTTCTACTCCGGTTTATGGTAGAACACCTATCTTTACTTGCAACAACGGTTGTGGTTGCGCTGCATAAGTGAGGTGATCTTCATGGCAGAATATTTAACAAGAGATTCGGTTGAGGTAGTTCCACTTAATTCACCTATTCCGTTTCTTGATTCTATACGCTGTCCTAATGGCAATGTAATTCATTCCTCAGGATCAGGTATTTTTACTCTGCGTGGAAGTAGGAACGGTTGTTTTGCTCGATATGAAATCGAGTTTACAGGAAATATTGCAATTCCTACTGGTGGTACAGTAACACCTATTGCTACAGCTATTGTTATTCAGGGCGAAGCTGAACAGGGAAGTAGAGCTATCTACACCCCGGCAGCTGTCGATGAATATGGAAATGTAACAAGTAGAGCAACTGTGGATGTTCCTAGTTGTTGCTGCTTTACAGCATCCGTAGAATATGTGAGCGGTGTTACAGATGGTACAACAGTTCCCACTCCTACTATCAACGTGATAGATGGAAGCCTCTCTATTAAGAGAATAGCTTAAGGGAAGGAGGAATTCAAAATGAACATTCTGTATAAACTCTGTGACAAGATGGAAGATGAGCTCGATCAGCTCTACAAGAAACCAGAACTCACACCGACTGATCTTGATAACATCTATAAGATGGTAGACATTGTTAAAGATATTAAAACCGTTGAGGCTATGAAGAGTGCTGAAGAACAGGGTTGGTCTAGGGAATATGCCAGAGAGTATTCTCGTGGTTATGAAGATGACTACGCTAATACACGTGCTATGTATAACTCGAGAGATGATGGATATTCTTACCGTAGAGGTCGCGATTCTATGGGCCGTTATACCAGCAGAGATGATGGATATAGTGGACATGGAAACGAAGAAATGATCGCAAATCTCAAGGCTATGATGATGAATGCTCGTACAGAAGAAGAGCG